AACTAATCTACCAACTCTAAAGTTGTGAGCAGATGTCAGTCCAACTGTTGCAATACCAGTTAAATTGTCATAATCAAAAGAACTAATCTTAAAGTTTACACCGATTTCACTTGGGAATTGATAGACGTTAGTAAATGGACCATCAGCAGGACATGCAAATGTCAAGGACTTTAATTCAATCTTATCACCAGTATTAAGTTCGTGATCAGATGAAGTTGTTACTGTCAGAATACCAGTTGCATTATCATATTCAGCATCTGAAATTGCCGAAAATACTCCAGTTGTTGGTACACCAGCGATATTAGTAATTTGACCAAGAGTGACTGTTGGTTCAGCAACTGCCTTTCTAAGAGGTGCATACCCAAGTCCATTTGTAGATCCAAACGAAATGGGAACACCACCTCTTGGTAATTGATTCAAATTAATATCAGAAGGATCAACAATTTGATCACCACCTACAGATGTGATTCCAGTGAAAATTACGCTACTGATACCACTGACTTCAGTAATTGCAAAATTATTTTCTGTATTATTTGGAGTAGATGGTGCTTGGAATACCCCATTAATGAATACTAAACCATTACCACCAGTACTACCAATTCCAGTTACGTTGTTTCCATCTGAAGTCAACGTAAAGTCAGCAGTTACACCATCAAACTTATCGGAAATATCATCAAAGATGAGGTTAGTTCCATAATCTTTTCTGAGATAAACTCTACCATTAAAATTAGATCTTGGAATGGTTAATCCTCTACTGTCAAGATCCTCTCTACCAGCCCCCATTGGTGCTTCTGTGAAGTGGATCTTACTATCGACGATATCAAATGCACCTCTGAATACAGAGACCGCACCAAATTGACTGTGAGCAGTTACAGAAGATCCAACAAATCCACGTTCTACTTGAACGATTGGTAATGTTCCAATGGCACCGACACCTGCAGCAATTGTTGTTCCCAATCCAACGACGGAAACTTTCATCAGTTCATTATCTACTTTAAGCAAGTCAGCGGGTCTGATTGAAGAAATACCACTTAATTGAATGATCGTTGTTCCAGCACCAACGTCATGCATAATTTGCTCTGACAGTGGAGTCTTAGACAGAGGGGATTGAACAATACCATCCAATGTTATGAGTGCCTTCTCTGCTCTCTTCTGCATGGCAAAGACATGCTTGTTTCCAGCACCAAGTGCTGCAAATGTAACAGCAGTTCCAGAGAGTGCGTTAGCACTGCTGATGGCAACTCTAAACTGAGCCTGGTTGTCTCTGATAGCATAAACAGTGTCTGGTAATCTTTCGGTTGCACCAACACCAGTATAGTAAACCATACCTGTGCCAGCGACACCAATCAAATTAGAACCAGCAACGTAATCAAGAGGTTCTGCAGTTGAGAAGAAATGGTCTAAAGTAAAGATTCCAGTTGTAGTGCTAACAACACCAGCTTGTGTTGGGTTGAATGTTTTTGCAAAAATGTCAACACCATTAAACTTAGCATCAAATTCTAAAATTTCTCTTTGGTTAATACCATAGTAAACAGATTGAGATACGTTCTGATTTACGTTACCGTATATCAAATCACCAATACCAGTAGCATCACCATTGTTGTCAAGATCTCTATTCAAGATCTCACTGAAAGATTGTACCAGAATATCTCCAGAGTAATCTGGATGGAATTTCAGATCAACACCATCATTAGAATAATCAGCAGAGAATGTACCAATTCCATTATTATCATTGACAGAAAGGAATGGATAACTCAAAACATAGAGGTTCTTTCTATCCTTCTCATCGTTGAGAATATAAACCTGATGAATAGCTTGAGTGTCACCAATACTAACTCTAACAGTGGCTTTCATTCCACCATCAGTGATGCTGTTGATTCCCGTGATTACTGTTGGAGTTCCACCAGTAACTTCAGCAAAATCAGATTCGAATCTACCTGTTCTCTCTGTGCCATCTTCTGTTCCAGTAAACTTAAATCTATAAGTTCCAATTCCAGCAGCGGTTGTGCCGATACCAATTGTTTGAGTTCTTACTCTTACTTCATTAGATCCATTATTGTTGTAGATCAAACTTACAACACCAGAATCAATAGAAGATGTAAATGATCCAATAAATGGACCAGAAAGACCATTCAAACCGACTCTGTTATTGAAAGCTGCCAGTTCTGACAGATAAGTATCGGTGCCATCATGTGTGAGAATGAGTTCTGTGTAATCTACATCCTGCTCAAATTCATCAAAGATCTCAACACTTGTGTAGAAGGTATCTGTAACAGAAGTGCTAAATCCAAGAACTGTAGTGCCAACACCAGCACTTACATTTTGAGTCTTGGCGATAACATCAACAAATCCAATACTCTGAGATCCAAGTCCAGAGATATCATTATCAAAGAATGTTTGAAGAAGTTTTACTTCGTAATCGGTATTGAACTTCTCAACAGGAGTAAATCTCAAAGAATACTGGTTGGTATCCTCGTCAAAGAATCCATCCAGTTCACCAATAGAATCACCAAGACCAACCTTTTCAAATAAGAAAGTATCTTCATTATTGTTGATGAGGACAATTTCCTTAAGACTCATTTCAGCATCATTTGTGACATCAACAATTTGTGTTAAGAATTTGTTAGTTTTTCTTCCATCACCAAAAATAGCAACATCCTTGAACTCCAAAAGTTCATCCGCATCTTCGTTCAAGAATTGCGAACTGATGTCATCAATAGTAACTACTCTGTTTGATTTGTTTAGAATAAAATCAGTGATTGGAACATTCAGAAGTTCAATGGATTTTGATGTGTTTTCGGTTGCATCAACATCAAGAGCGAAATCAAAATCATTGATCGTATCTACTCTCTTAGCACCGTCATAGATGTCTAATACAAGGAATGGATCTTCCTGTGCCGTGGTAAACGACAGACCTACATTGCCTTTAGGACTGATTTGAGTGTCAGCAAAATTACGATATCCAGCTGGATGAACATTATCATTTACGAAACTAATAATATCATTGAATGCCTTTTCACTCTGAATAGAATAAGACATTCTCTGATAATAGTCATTGTCACCAGTTACCTGATAGTCTTCACTGAGTTTTCCAATGTCATCGCTCCACCCCTTAATAAACTTAGATGTAGAATCAATTTCAAATCTACCAACCTTAGTAGAGATATTTGAAATTGTGCATTTAGCACCACTAACAGCACCAGTCAAAGTATCACCACTCTGAATAGGTGTCGTTCCATTTATGTTGAGTTTTCCAGTCAGTGCGTTAAAACTACTTACGGTGAGGTTAGTAGATCCAATAACTTCTACACCATTTAAGAATAAAATTTCACCTGGTTCAAATAGTGAATTCTTCTTGATTACTTTGAATTCTGGAAGATCATCTTCCTTAACAACGTTGGAGAACAGTCCTGGGTTTGTCACTGCAATTCCAGTGTTTGTAGTAACAAAGCTACTCAAATCATATGAAAGTTGATTTGGGTTTACACTGGCATTATAAGAAGAAACGGTGAAGTATTGATATCCATAATCGGAAGAATTATGTCCCTGACCATCAGTAGAAGCAAGACCAATACCTTCAACAAAAATCTTATCACCAGATCTGAATGGTGCTGTCGTAAATCCCAAAATAGGTGTGGAAATACTAAGAGTTACCTGATTATCTGTACTGGAAGCGACACTAACAATAGAAATTCCATTATCGTTACCAACAGTAGCAGCACCATAAACAACATCGTCTTTAAGACCAACTGGATTTCTATCAATTCTTACACCAGCGGTTTCTTCACCATCAACAAGAGTCGTTGGACTTACTGCACTTCCAGATAATTCTGTCGAACCTTGGAAATCTGTAACCACATCTCCAGTAGATGAATCATAGAGAACCAATCCTGGTGGTGTCAGATAATTTTTACCACCACTCTCAACAATAATGGTATCAATGGTTTGGAAGTTAGTTACAGACAGTTCATTTGGAACATTAGCAGTTGGTGTTAATGTTTTATCTGAAGGATAAGAGAATCCAGGTGTGAGAAGTCTTACATCTTCAAGTTTTCCAATTGTTGAAGAATTAAGTCTCAATATAGAATCTACGCCCTCTGCAGAAGTAATACTGGAAATACTTGGAACAGTTTCATATTTAAGTCCACCAAAGACAAGTTTTACATTGGCAATAGATCCAGTAGCCGTTGTAGATGTCGTGGTGTATTCAAGAGAATCAGACTCAGAAAGATTATAAGTTATTTTTTCAGGAACCTGAGTAAGGTTGACATTAAATGTGGTACTGGTAACACCCGTGACTTTGTAAGTCCCACTAAACTTACTATTAGAATATTTTAATTGATTATATGCGTTGACATCTTTATCAGATGTACTAATAAATCCACCTTTATCAAAATTATAATAAAGAATTGATGGGAAGTTTGTAGAGAATCCAATAGTGGCACCAGCACCAGCTGTACCATTGGTGCCAAATGTAGAAACTAAGAAGTTAGTAGTCTTTCCTGTCGATACCACAGGATTTTGATATTCATCATCATAGTAAACTTGCAAATTATATCCAGACAAAGTTGGATCTTCAAGATTAAATACGACATCATTATTTCTGAAAATCTCAATGGGTGGATTGACAAGAGACAGTGTTTGTGATGTTCCACCAACTGATGTAAGACTTACAAAAGTTGGAGGTGAAGAAATAGCGTCCAGTCTAGTCTCAGTTAGTCTGAAATTATCCTTATCAATGGCAAAGACATAGTAGCTACCAGTTGATAGTCCACCAATTACTTCACTGGATTCATAGTATACTTTAACACCAGTAGTGTAATCGTGATCGGACAATGTAATAATATTTGTACTTGTGTTAACTCCAGCAGAACTAATAGCAACTGGATTTACAAGAATTTTTTCCTCAGCAATTTTGAAAACAACAGTTGAGGCAGCACCAACACCAGTGCTCAATCCAGATTTCACTGACAGTTTAATAATATCATTATCAGCAAGACCATGAGTTTCACCAGTTGAGACTGTCGCTGTTATTTTCTTAACATCTGCAGTTATTTGCTCAAATCTAGATGCAAACTGGTAATCATACAGATTTGTGTAAGATACATCTCTAAAGAAAACTTGGTCTCCGTTCAAAACGGTTGCCAGACCAATCGTGTCTTTAGAGTTCTTGACGGCATAAACCAAGTCTGGTAAATAGAAGACAGTTCCTGTTGGGCTTGTTGATACACCAATTGATGTGGTTCCCAAACCAACAGAGAAAGTAATTGGTTGGTTAGTTTGGAATGGATGGTTTTCTAAGAAGATATTCTGAGTTGGAATAGTTCTTGTTTCAATTCTATTATTAAATCTATAGGATCTAGATGTTGTAAATCCTGCGGTTATTCCAATACCAACAGCTTCAAATGGATTAAAGTTAACAGTATCTTGTTCTTTAGATTCGAAATATGGTGTCTCTACCGAAATATGAAATCGTTGTGGTGGGTATGTAACTGTCTCACCAGCGGTATGTCCTACACCACCACTTGCGGTTTCAGATGGAAATCTTTGAACTCGGATAATACCGTCACCAGAAAAAACATTCAGAATACCAAAAGTTTCATTTGAAAGTTTAACAGAACTTCCAACGGAAATAGGAACATTCGTAACAGTAATATCGGTTGTCATTCCACTGGCACCAGTGGTTCCCATACCAACAATTAATTTTGCTGGTTCCACAAAAGTATCAATTACATGAGCACCATCAAGGTTTTGAACAAACGTTGAGAGACCTGTAATTTGAACAACATCATTATCATTCAAGTCAAAATTGGGTGAAATCGAAACTTCTACTGTTTTATTATCTCTCCACTTAACAATAGCGTTTTCATAACTTGTTTCTGTAGAAGCAACACTAAGGATAGATCTTCCACCGATTTCAGATACTTCAGCAGCAAGTCCAAATCCAGTGTCAGTTTCACCAAAGTTTATAGTGTCTCCAACTGCATATCTGGCATTTCCAGTAGAAGCAACGCTGATAGATTCTACAGATCCAGATCCAACAATATCAACAACAGAATCTTGTGAGAATACTTTGTATGGTTCAATTGCAAAGTCATATGATGCACCTCTTTCACCAATCTTTTGTGGGAAAGTATTTCTGATAAGATCCGAACTGTTAAAATCAAATCTTTGGTCAATAGAAAAAGCAGGGTCTACGTTTTCAAGTATAGTTTTTGATCTATAGGAATTGCCAATGAAGAATGGGAACTGTGGATTGTTATTAGAATCAATGGTTGCATAGTATGCATAAATTCCCTCTGGGAATTCATTGGTAATTGTGAATCTACCATTGAATTCGTCAAGATCACCAACATCAGTGAATCTGTAATCTTCGACAAAGAAACCTAATGGGAATGTAGTGGAATTTGGTCTGTTAGAAATAAAATTGATATTTGCTGTATATCCAGTTCCTACTCTCTTAGTACCACTCTGGATGTTCTCAGGATCATTATAACCGTAAGATCCATAAATTGGATTTCCATCATAAGCCCATCCAATAATTGGTGAGTGGAATGCTCCATTATCACCAAACGCATTCCTTAGTGTAACACCATACCCAATAGCAGCATACTCAAGACCTTTCTCTGGTGTGGGTGCTACGATCTCGCCACCATTGTCATTAATTTTGGCAAACTTATTAACACCTAAACGTCTCACAGACGCATTCAGAATTGCCCCAGAACCAACTGAATTAGCCTTAATGGTGGTTGTATCCTTATCGTAGTTTAGACCCTGTGAGAGGACGACTACAGAGGTGACTACACCCACATTATTAGTAAGTGCTCTTAGTCTAGCACCAGTGCCAGTTGTAGCAACTCCAACAGGATTAGAAGAGACTTCAAGTTCTGGTGGAGAAGTATATCCACTACCACCACTAAGAACAAACACGCTATCAATTCTGCCATTTAAGATGACTGGTCTTACTTCAGCACCAGTTCCACTTACAACGGTAATTCCTGGTGTTCTCTCAAAGTTTAGAATCTCAGATCCATAATCAGTTCCTGGTTCATAAAGATAGGCATCAACAATAGGACCACGAACAATTGGAGTTGCTGTGAATGTTCCCTCTTCTTGTTGTGTGGTTACAGCTTTGATTGTAACGACAATTTCTGGATATTTGAAGATATGACTTCCAACACCGACTGTTTCGAGAGAAACAAATTTATTCCTATTAAAATTCGAAAGATCTGTTCCACCTACACCAGCATTAACAAGTCTGAACTCATTTTCAGAAACATTCAGAACTTTATACTGAACTGTAGTTGAAAGTCCAGAAATAGCAGTATCAAAGAATTCATACTCTACAAAATCACCATTAGTAAAGTTATGATTATCAAAGACAACACTGTCATTTGCAGTGTTAATACCTGTTGACTGAACAATGAGTTTTCTATTAGAATATCCTTGTCCAGGGTTAAGAACATTAAGCCTATCAATCTTAAGCTTCTTATCTGTAGTTCTGAACTTCATCAGTCCAGCATTATTCTCAGTTGTAATACCAATAGTGTTGATTCCTAACTGAGCATCCAGTTTTGTATTGTGAACCTGAATAGTACGACTGTTGATAAACTTAGAAAAATAAATGTTTCCAGTTTGAAGTGTTAATCCTTGTACAGCGTCATTATCTGTATTAGTTGCAATACCAAGTGCTGGGTTTCCTAATGCGTTGTATACAATAGGATCACCTGTTTGGAAATTGTGTTGAGTTTGGAAAGTAATAGTATTATCAGAAGTATCAACACCACCACCTTCAGTAAGGACATTGGCATTAAAGAATACCTCTCTAAATTCAGAAGCAAGGGTTGCTGATGCAGTTGCACCATCACCATTACCACCAGTAATCTCAACGGACAGAACTTCTTCAATATCAAAGTTTACTGGGTCAACTAAAATGTCTTCAAAAGAACCAGTAACTACAGGTTGAACTAAAGCGGTTGTTCCTGTTGCAACTGGTGAGTCACCAACAACTACTTTTGGTGTATTTGCAACGTCATAGTTATTTCCACCATTAAAGACATTAACTCTATTGAGAGGTCCGTAAAAAACAGATTCATCAACTTTATAGTTTGAAATTTCTACACCATTAATCAACATACCAGTTGATCCTGTGGGTGTAGAATCTTTACTGCCAGTTCTAAGATTTTGACTTAGTGGGAATTTTTTAAGTAATTTTTGTGGTTGAATTGATCCTTCTCTTTGTTCAGCAAGAATAAAATCATGAGGACCACTATCAGTTGGATTGAATCTAACAAAAGAACCAGCTGCTAAGAATGATCTAGAAAGGGATAATTTAATTCTGTTATTATTCGGTGCTGGTTGAACCTCTACAAAATAACTGGCATTTGTCGATAATCCAGAAATAGCGGGAATTCCACTTGCTGGAGAGTATACAATTTCATCTCCAGTAAAAAATGGAACAACATCAGGAAAAGAAAGAGTGTCGTATGACAATTCATTAATGTCATAGTTTTGAATTGCCCCAGACGCTGTAGAAGCAGTAGCAATTTGAATTTCTGTTGTTACTGGTCTAATAACATAAGAAGGAAGTGAGTTTGATGCAACGTATGCAAACTCGTTATTTTCAATATATGTGTTCAACACATCAGAAGACACTACATTATCACCTAAAGACAATGGTGCTCCAAGACTGGAAGATGTGTTAATTCTTTTTCTTATATCGTATGCGTCTAGTGGGTTGAGACCAGAGTAATCACCAGCACCAAGTGTGACTGCGTTGTCAGTTAGGTTTACGTTAATTACTTCTAAATTGGAAGCGGCAATTGTTTGTGATGCTCTTTCCACAACATCAACAATATCACCCAACTTCAAACTAGATCTATCGATTGTGGCATCAAGGTTAAAAGTAGATCCACTGAAAGAAGTAACAAAATATCTTGCGGAGGTATTGTAGATCCAAGAATTGTAGAAGATTTTCTCATAAGAGTCATCTTGTTGGTCATTACTAATAACTTGACCAAGATTTTTAACAGAGATCAATGCTCCTTCTACAGCAGAGAAAATATCTTCTGTTTGTACAAATTTGTTTAAAACACCAGTCAATACAAATCTTACTGGTCTTGTAAGATCATTCTCCTCAAAAGCATAAACTTCTAGAGATTGTGTAATCTCAGTTCTTGGATTAATACTTTCAGTTAAACCTTCACAACCAATAAATTGTGTAATTGTTTTGTCTGTGTAGGTTACAACATCGTTGCCAACAGAAAATGATCCAGATTGTGGAAATCCAATTGTAGAGTCTACGGTAATTACGCTAGATCCTGCGGAGTGATCTCCAATCGTAAAACTGCTTCCAGGAATAACAAACTTACCTTCAATCAGACTCTCATCATCAAAACCGATGAAAAGTGAGATTTTATAATAAGTTTGAACACCAATATCGTCCGTGGTTCCTCTTGTAAAAATTTCAACTTCTGAAATTGGTCCACTGGCAGCACCAATGCCATTAGATAGTTGAGCATCTTGGAAAAGGGTTGTTCCAGAGATTAATGCTGGATTACCACTAATAAGTTTTGCAACTACGACTTCTCTACGAACATAGTTTGCATATGATGGTTTGGAAAGAAACTGCTCAAGGTCAATTACTTTGGAATCAATGCCAAAGAGAACCTTCATCAGAATCTTGATAGATTCTTCCGTACCTTTACTTTGATATAAACTTCTAGACTCTTTAATGAAATTATTTACATCAAGATTATCCGCAAGTGGACTATTTTCTAATCCAGGTGTATATAATCTTTTGAGTTTATTGTAAAACTCCTTAAGAAATAGCGCACTGAGGTTCTGAACACTAGTTCCAGCAGAGTGAGATTCCGCAACCGTTTCGGAAAATACTAATTCCTCTGGATCGTTAGGTGCTCTATATGAGGTAATGCCAGAAAAACCACGAACAACACCAGTAAAAGAATTTGTAGTTACTCCAGTATATGTGATAACCTCATTACCTAATTTGATTAATCCGTATTCTTGCGGAAAACCTTTGGTGTTGGTTACAAATATTTCCGTATCTGTCGTTGAAATACCAACAGTTACCGTGGACATTCCAGAAATGACATCTGGAGTCAGTGTTTCTAGTCTGAGGTATTTGTCAATATTTTCACCGAGATCTACTGGACCACCAGCAAATTCTTGCGATGTATAGTAGGTTTGTAAAAAATCCACTACAAGCGGATTTTCATCTTTAATAAACTCAGGGAGTTGACTGTTTACAACATCCTGAATTTTAACTCTGGTATCAAAGACAGAATTCGTGTTTATCATTTCCTACTTAATTGTCCGTTGGTATAACTGGATGCTACAGGGAACCCTACTCCTGAAATTTGTTCACCCGATGAAATGGTGTCCCTTGCCATATTTATGGTACTATTTGAGATATCCAGTTGCAAATACAGGTCTTTCAGACCAATAACATCATTGGATTCTGGAACTGCCTGAATTTCAATAATTCCGTCAGATTTAACTGTTGATGTTATATTAACTGTGTTGATTAATATTTCACCTTTTACATAATCAATGGTTCCAGCGGCAGGAACAACCACAATTGGACCAGCATCAGATTCTTTTACAATTGCAATAGCACCTTTTAGTTTATCTGCGTTTGGAACGTCAGTAAAGTACAAAAGATCGGAAGATCCTTGAACTGTGAATCCTGTACTTTTAATATTGAATCCTTCACTAACAACATGGAACTCATTTCCATAGCAAAGTTCATATTGCGTGAATGAATTAAGAATAGATCTCAAATTACGTCTAATAATCACTCTCGTGATGTTAGAAGTAATAGCTTCATTAGTATTATCAATAATTTTTACAGTTTTACTATATTTGAACCTACCACCAAATTTGTTTAAGTCAATAGAGTCTGCATAAGTGTTCAAACTCGATGTAACATCACTTTGAAGTTGATTTACGTCAGAAACTTGAGCAGCATTGAAAAATACCGTGGATTGCAGTTCAATAAACAGAAGTTTCAGATCCTCAATTCTTTGATTAACACCAGCAACGGAAAAATCCTTCAATTTGCTCAAAATTTGACTTTTTGTGAAGTCAGATAAGAATGTTCCGTTTTTAGGTTTGATACTCAGTACAACAGTCCCAAATTCTGGGGGATCTAACTCTTCACCACCAACAACAGAGACAGATTCTGTATCTGGGTAAATTCTTTGGACAATAGCTTCATAATCTTTTGCAGTTACCGCTCTATATTGAGAAGAGTACAGTCTTGGTGCATAATATTTTACAGAGTCAATAGATTCAATATCAGAACCATTAACTGCAGACTGATTCGTCGTTACAGATACTGTATTCGTTGGTAAAAACGTAGCTCCAATGCTATTTGTTACTGTTCCAGTATATGAGAAGTTTGTAGGTCCATTTCCTGAAGACCCATCAGTTACAATATAAGAAACTTCAATAATAGAACCATCTTCTAACTTTTTACCAAAAATACCATCACCAAAAAGTAATTCATATCGTTCATCTGAAATTTCTTGAATAAGATAGATCTCAGAGATGGATGTAACGTCAATAATATTTTCTACTTGCTTATATTCACGACCAACGGTGTCCTGAGGACCTCTTACAGTCACTCTGATGGAACTTGTATCGATTCCTGGGTTATCTAAGATAAATCTCTGATTGACTGATGCATTGACCTGAAACTGCTTTGTAAGCAGTGTACCCTGGTAGACATCTATTGAACTAAACGATGCCCTTCTAGGTCCATTTCCGTTGGTGTCAGCCCCTGTTAGTACACTAGTTGTGGTGATGTCCTCAGGAATCGAAAATATAACTGAACTATTGTCTGCAGCACCAACAGCGACCAAACCTTTTTCAAGAGTTACAGTGGGACTAGTTCCTGTATACTCAATGTCAAAACTTACCTGTGCCTGTGCAGATTTTCTTGATCTAGGAACATATCCAATGTTTCTAGCAAGAGAAACTACGTTTTCTCTCAACGTAGCGGAGTCAATGAACGACTCATTCACCACCATATTGGTGTTGAACGCTGTAATGTAAGTATTATATGCTAAAGTGTCGATAAGAACAGCAAAGTTCGACCCTTCAAAGTCAAAATCGGTAAAATTCGAGTTCGCTCTCAAATAAGACTTAATAGAAGCCTTAATTTGATCAAAATCTAAGTTTGTAAACTTGGTTAGTGGCATTTATCTCGTAACCTCAAGTAAGAAGGATACATTTTGCGGTGGTAAATCTTGTCCAACAATGTCAAAAAAGACATTTACTTCAAAACTATTGTCGTCTGGTCTTGGAAACACCTCAACATTCAAATTTGCGGCTCTTGCTTCATAATTTAAGATGGTTTCTTCAATTTGATCTGCTATTACAGCCGCAGTACCATAATCACAAAACCCAAATAGCGTATCTCTAACGTCAGAACCCAAATCTGGGTTAAAAAATCGCTCAGTTGGAATAGTTTCTACTAAATTACGCACAGAGCGTGCGATTGCACGCTCATTTGTAAGCACAGGAAGGTCTTTTGTGATTGGGTGTGGTGCAAAAGACAAAGAAATGTCCTTAAATGCCCTAGATGTGCGATTTAGTGCCATGAAAAGGCATAATTTTAGATTATGAACCTATTTATCAGGTTTTCCATAAGTTGGTTCGGTTCCATATTCCCAATCATCGTAATCTTCGTCATTACGAATCTCTTCATGAAGCACAGTTTGACGCTTCATGTCATTAATATGGTCTCCAACGACTTCTCTCAACATTTTTTCATGCATTCGAGCACCTAAATTGTCCAAAAAGTCGCTTTCTGGTAAATTTTGCATGGGAGAATCCTCTCTGTAAGTCCGTTAGAACTTTTAGAGGGGTTGCTATCCCTTATTTTTATTTATTTTCCTCTTCTTGATCACTTTCTTCAGGTGTTTTCCAGAAATATTCATCCGTATCACCCAGTCTAGCCCATTTTAGACCAATTTCAGTCCTATAAAACTTAGTAGAAATTTTAAAATCAGGAGTTTTTGGTGATTCTGGAGTCCTAGATGGACTATACAGTCTCATTCTATTATTGGGATATAGAACGAACTGACCGTTTTCTAGTAGTAGACAATTGTGAGACTTATGTTCTTCAGGCATTTCACTAGTTCCACAATCAATTTTATCATTGTATGGATGATAGTTATCTAAACTGAATAGATATTCTCCTTTCAAATGTCCAAAGTCACGAGTTCGTACTTCAAAATCCAATTCTCCAATATGTTGTTTCTTTATACAAATAACACCATAACTCATACAATCCCAAAATTGGAGATTTGTAAGATCTAAATCAGGCTCTGGAGTTTTTGGAGACGAGACAAATGCAGAAATTGGTAATTTATCATATAGTGCCCCATATTCAGGCAAATATGTCTCAAAATAAAAAGAGCGTCCAGGTAAGGACTTTGCAGTCACCCAGACGCCTTCTACAAACTCGCCATGACCGTCCTGAAGGTCTCTCAGGTATTCTTTACGAACCCAGACTTTTTGTGGAGGGAGATTAGCAATCAAACATGCCATGGTGATTTTACATTACTACATGTATGTATTACCCCCTACCTTGTCCCCGATACCTCTTACGAGCCGAGTTACGAGACGTTGCTGAGAGTTTGGTATTCTTTGATTTACCCTGACGAGTTGTTTTGGGTTTACCTGGTTCAAAGTTAAGACCAGAAATACCGACTTTACTGCGTACTGCCATTGACCTCAATAGTTTCAAATGTAATTTCGGAGGGATCTGGTCTACCAGTACTGTAATAAGACTGTGCCAGACCCTCCATTTCGTCGAAGAACTGTTCTTCTGTCAGATTGCTGACGAGCACCGAACCCTGACAGATGATATTATACAACGTCTTGGGTCGGTTTGTCATCAGATAACCCTCATCTTTTCGTGACCGACACGAATGCGTGGGTCACACCAGATTTCATATCCTGCATCGATGGCATCGAGACAGAACGATACGTCCTCACCACACATGTCCTGAACTTCACCAGAGTTGAAGCGTTGCATCTTAGGTGCGAACCAGGGATACTCCATCTTCTCATTCTCAAACACACCGTGCTTGATCAGAACCCAACCAAAACCAGTGTAGTCAACAGTGAAAGGCTTACGACGCTTGGACATCGTATCACCAGTTTCGTGGTTCATGACACCACCATTGTTCTTGAAGTCATCTTCTTCAAGCCAGTGAGCAACGGAAGAAGTGCTACCGTCTTCGGTCAGATACCAACCACAGGCAATCTCTTTCTCCATCAGAACCAACTGATAGAACTTGTCAGTATTGAAGACGATATCAGAGTCAATCCAGAGTTGATAATCATACTTCAGTTTCCCATCCCAGGGAATCTGATTGGGACCACGCAGAACGTTTGCACCGAGGCACTTGCAACGGGCAAAGTTCACCATGGAACTGTAATCTTGTGAAATTTGAATTTGAGCACCAGCACCGACCAAATCAAAACACATCTGAGTGAATGATTTCAAGAATGCGAAAGAGCAACCACGACCAGGCATACAGAAGACAATTGACTTGCCCCTGATCATTTCTTTTGCCTTGTCGTAATCCCACTCTCCACCTTGTTGTGCAGCAGGTCGTTCTGGGGCTTTTGCTTTAACAGTGAATCCTTTAGCCATAACCTAGAAAATCTACATCAGTATTCTAACAAAGTATATATCGTTTGTCAAACGAACCATTTAGTATCATAAGTTGAGTCTACACAACCATATTGACCAGTCGGTACAAAATTAAATGCCAACGAGTAACGAGGTTTTTTGCCACGGTGTAATCCGACACGATGCTGCAAATAAGCAGGAAAAAATACAACCTGACCGTGCTTCGGACGATACCAACTAGAACCAGCGGTATACTCATTGTCATTTACTACGGGATGAATAAAGAAACTTCCAAGATGATCGAGTGGAGAGAAGAAACCTAAATCTCCTCCGTCTTCCTCATAGTCATCAAAGTAAAGAACTCCAGCATAGTAGCAGTTCTTATGAAAGTGTCTTTCAGAAAATCCACCAGGAAGCGTCTTCGTAATCCATGAGGTGGTGATACGAAACTCCTCCTCATACCGAAAGAAGTCTTCAGTAATCTGATTGAATCTAGACTCAATCTCTTTCTTTACTTCTGGATAGAACTCTAAAATCCTGTGATTGATAGTCGCATAAGATTTTGCGACATGACCAATCTCTTCACGATATGAGTTATCTTCTGTATAGAATTCTGGGAATGATTCGTTGTCAATATAATTGTACTTTTCGGGTTCAATCAAAGAGCACAGTTCATCCTTTACATCTGAAACAAACAGATTTGAAGGAAATAACGGTACTGCATCATAAGTTTTGTTCATAAAGTAATCTTGCCTCCTCGACAATCATATCGACATGTTCGTCAATGTTATCTTCATTGAGCGTAGAAAAAATTTCATCGAGTCTATCCATAGAGATATACCCAATACTATTATAACCTCTTTCAATTGTAATAGCTTCGGCACGTTCTAATGCCTGCATTGAATAGTCCATAAAATTTACTGAAAGATTTCTTCCCACCAAAAGGTACTTACGCCATATTCATAGTTAGTTCCAGTCGAAGCCACTGCTCTGTTCAGTCTATAAGTGTTGGCACTATTGCCATTGGCACCAAACATGATTGTATATGTTCTTTCATCGGTGCTATTTGGTTTGTCAACGTAAACAAAATTACTCATTCTAGGAGTGCTAGAATCATCAGCATCGTAGAAATCACTAATGTAATGATTGTATTCTACAAGACCTTCTGCTGCATTCCGATTATATCCTTCATATCCAGTACGTCGGATAATGGTAGGAACCATATTACCACTCTCATCTTCAATTAACTCGGCAATCTTAAATCCAGTATTATGAGTATTTGGTTCACCAAATATATTCCAATGAATGACAATTAGACTATTTGTAAAATATGGAGTAATCGTTGCTCTTACAGGACTAATCTCTACAAAGTATTGTCCAAAAACGGTATCATCCGATGACCAGTTAACACCATTTGATGCTGCCGCTGTATAAGTGAAGTAACCATTTGTCATGCCATCTGCACGACCATAACCCCTTTGAACTACTTGACCTGTACGATAGTCAGATGCTTGAATACCAGCGTTAGGATCAGGTTTTCTTTGATATCTGGCTTCTACCTCATCCTTACTATAGACATCGGAGATTTGACCAGTTACTACTAGATTACCTTCGACCGTACTGAACTTACTATCTGTAATACCAGATTCTATTTTCATGACTTTCTCAGAATTAAGCAGTTGTCTTCTTCGTCAATAATCCATTCTAAATCATCCCCTTCTTCCCATCCGAGATCTAAAATCATCCACTCGGGAATTACAATCATAGGATCCCCAGTTACAGGATCGACCTCTACGGGTACAATTTCATGCCCATAATTTTTGTCCATATAGTTGATCCTCACACTGTTTTTATATATGGGAAAAAAATTTTGAAAACAAACGAAATCGTTATAGCGATCTCGAATTGGGTCGTTTATAGCTTAGGAGGACCCATTAAATTATAAACCCCCATCGCAGGCACGAACGGCACAACGAAGGGGGCATAATACTGGCGAGACACTGATAAGAACTGCCAACGGATTCACTGCCCTCATTATAACATAAGGACTGCCAGTTGTCAACACTTAGTCACGCATAATACCTGACAGCTAACTGCTCATATTGGTCCTGCTGTGTATACTCATCGTCCTGCCAGTAGTCATCAACAACCTCACCCAAATCATAAGACTCGATGACACTCTCATAGTCGTCGTAAGTATACTCGTCCCCCATAAGAACTGCCCCTGAGTAACACTAACGTATTATACCATATTTATCAGAAGACTGCCAAATTATCGGGGTTTTCTGATATTTCTGGTCCTGGGGGTTGACAACACTCGCTCTTCATAGTACACTCACTAAACTCACAACAACCCCGCACATTATCAAACATTAAAGTATATTTAATTAAACC